GCGCCGGATGGCCGTCAGGATTTCAATGAACCTGTCCCACGGCTTCACCATCTTCGCGGCCATTTCCTGCGTGCGCTTCAGCCCGTCGCTCCCGCCCAGCTCGGTAATGTTGCGCTGAAGCGTGCCGACGTTGCCCCACAGCTGCTTGACCACCGCCGAACTGTCACCGAACGCGTCATCAAGCGCCTTCTGCGCCTCCACGTTTCCGGCGATGCTGTCGCCGTATTTGCCCTGTAATTTGGTCAGGATCTCCGGCATAGACAGCATCTGGCCAGCCGAATTTTTAAAGCTCAGCCCCAGCTTTTTGGCACCGTCTTCGGCTCCGGTCAGAAAGCCTTCATACGCGCCGGACGCCTCTGAACCCAGCGTGCGCTGTAGCTCACCCATCACGGCCAGCTGCTCATTCAGCCCGACGCCATAGTTTGTGCCGACGCCGCGCGCGCCTTCCATCAGGTCTTTAACCAGCCCCATTTCCACGCCAAAGCGCTGGCGCATAAACGCCATTTTGTCAGCCAGCTGCTCGGCAAACTGCACCTTGCCCAGCCTGTCCGCTTCTTCCCTGAAGTTGCCAAACATCTGGCCCAGAAACTCCGCCGACTCCGCCGCCGAACTGCCCACCGCCGCCGCCATCAGGTTGGCCACCTGCGTGACTTTGGGCAGCTCGGTGCCGGTAAGTCCGCCAATGGCCGCGTTAATGCTGGACGTTGACTGCACGAACTCCACCGCGCTTTTGCCGTAGGTCATGGCGAAGGTGTTCGCGTCTTTCTCCACCTGCTTCAGCGCTGAACTGTCAATGCCACGCGCTGACTGCTCCTGAAGCGCGTCGTACATTTCAATCGCCGGGCCAAGCGCGCCCTTAATGGCCTGCCCGACGCCCCACAACGCCGCCCCGCCCACGGCAACCCGCTGGAATGAGGCGCGGGATTTATCCGCAAACTCCGTCACGCCTGCCTGCGCCTGTCGCAGCGGCCGCGTCACTTTGTCGATCAGCGCTAACGTAAATTCCAGCTGCCTCATTCGCTTCCCTTAAGTGCCAGCGCGATGCCGTTGGCGACGGCAATGCGCTGGTTTTCCCAGTAACGGTTATCAAGCCACAACGCGGCGGAAAGGCTGTCTAAACTGTCTTCCTCACCGGGAAGCCAGCGACGGCGTAAAATTGAATATTGTTCGAGTCCGTTGGTATCAATATTACGAACCCGCTCGGTTAGTTTTTTACGGTGATTTCCAGTTCCGGCGTATATTCATCCAGAACCTTACCCACAATCTGTAAAGCCGCACCGGGACGCTCCAGCAGCTCTGTTAGCGCTTCCTTTGTTTCCGGCGTTACGATGCGCACCAGAAAGTTATGCGCCGGGGAAACTTTATTTCCCATCGTGATTTCGTTGATATATTTGTTATAGGCGGTGACGTTCGGGGAAAAAGAAACGTCTTTACCCGCAATTTTCATTTCAATTAATTTTTCACTCATGGTTCTTTTTCTCTCTTAATATAATTTCATCAACAATCAGATTGTGGCGAGCCGCACAGGCTGAATAAAGTTCAACCCACGTCGTTAATAATTCCGCTGCTGCTCTGCCGTCATTTCCCTGTAATCGTGGAAGATTAACCGGGCATTTAGTTTTTAGATTTTCCTGAAAGGGTACGCTCTGCTTTTTCGCTGGCTTCGTTGTACATGCGGACAAAGTCATCAGACACGCACACGTTAGTAAAAACAGGCTTAACCACTTCAGTGCGTAATCCGTCGGGGATCGCACCTTTTAACTCCTCCAGTTTTACCTCAAGCGCTCTGGCCGATTCGCTGGCCACGCCCTGCAACTCACTGCGCGCCTTATCGGCGGCCAGCCCGGCGGCACGTTCGGCCATCAGTTCCACGCTGTCGCGCTGCCAGTTTGCACTCGTCCAGCCTGCCCAGAACGCCAGCGCGAGACCGGCAATCGCAAACAGAACCTGTCTGGCCATCAGCGCACCCCGTTATGCTCCAGGCTGAAGTGATTGCCGTCCGGGTTCTTTTTAAAGCGCCCGCCCCAGCTGCCGCCCAGCGATTCCCAGTATTCTCCCAGCGCCTGGTAATCCTCGGTGCGGGTTTTGTACTGGCCGTTAACGAAGAGGTTAAAATCCACCGCCAGCCGCTGCGTGTGCAGACTGTTACTGATGCCGCTGCCGTTCTTTGCATTCAGCGCCGCCTGCTCCGGCGTGCGGTAAGCCTCGCCAAACGTCAGGCGCATGCCATTGTCCTGCGCAAAGGTGATCAGCTGCGCAATCAGCGCAGTGAAAAGCTGCTGTTTTTCCGATAGCGTCACTCTTTTGTCTCCCGTTTATCGCCACCTAACCGGCGGCGCAGCCATAATTCACAGAACTGATACCCCAGAATCCCCAGCCCTGCGCCCAGCCCGTTGATGGCCACCGGCGAAATATCCGGGAACTGAATCAGCGCCGCACCTGCCGCCGTGGAAATGGCGGAACCGAGGATCACGCGCCCGATTACCAGACGCGGCGTGATTTTTTCATCGCTGGCCAGCACCTTCCCCAGTGCAATCAGCGCCCCCATCACAAGCAGGGTGTATAGGCTTTTTTCGTGCTCCTGCATTACTGCTTCCTTAGCTGATAAGGCTTTCCGTTGCCGACGACTCCAGATACGGCACGCCGTTGATGTTGATGAATTTCGGGCTGGTGACGAAGTACTTCACCTTATGCGTGGTCAGCGCGCCGCCCTTCGGATCAATGTCCAGGATGTTGCTGATAATCAGCTTGCAGCCGAACGCCTCCACCTTGACCTCTTCGCTGCCCACCTTCGCGTAAAACAGGAAATCGACCACATCAATGCCGCGCCATGAACCCGCCGCTCTGGCTTTCGCCGTCAGCTGCTGGAACACCTTGCTGCTGAGTTCAATCTCACCCTCTCCGGCCACGTCACCGGCGGTGAAACCATCCGGCACGCCGCGCGTTGATGCGGCGGCGGTGTTATCCGTGACATCGAGAGAGATTTTTTCAACGTGGAGCATTTCCCCGTCAATATTCACGTCAAACGACTGGCCACTGATACGCTGGCTCATGCTGCTACCTCGCTTTTGTTGATGCTGGTATCAAGCACCAGTCCCACGGTGATTTCTTTCGGTGATTCAACCGGGCGCATCACGATATAAATTTCCACCTTGCTGGCCGTTTTCCAGCTGACGGTGACGTCACCATCCAGCGGCGTCTTCACCTCGCCGGGAAAGCGGATGCCGTTAATCTGGACGGACTGCGACATTTCGCGCAGCGGCTTTGCAAAGTTCTGCTGCGTTGCGGCAATGCTGCCCGGCGTGGTATTCATCGAGCGATCGGCAATACGGGCAATGGCCAGCAGGCGCACGCGGCGCGCCACCTTGTCGGCAATGCGCAGATACTCAATCACCTGATAATCACCGCCCTCCACGTCCAGCGTGCGCCCGTCAGCCCAGTAAAAGCCGTCGTAATCCGGGTACCACATCGGCACGCTGTAGCGCAGTTTTTCCAGCGCCTGAAGAGTGGCCAGATCAAGTGGCTCGCCCGCGCCATCAATCGGCAAATCATCGCTGCCCATATCCAGCAGCGCGCCGGTTTTCACGCGCGCCGGGCTGTCGGCAATGGTGACGGCACGACTGCACAGGCGACCAGCCAGCACGCCTGGCTCATTCCCCCACAGGCGCGGCACCAGCTGCACCGCGCTGGACGCAATGCCGTTTTGAAGCGCGGCCAGACGCGTGACGTAATCCGCCCAGGTCTCTTCCCCTTCCGGCCCTGCCACGGCCAGAATGAACCACACCCAGCGCCCGTATTTCGCCAGCAGCGTGTTGCGAAGCGTGGCGGCGGCGTTAATCTGCGCCTTGTCGGCAACGTCGATGCACACCACAGCGCCTTCAACCGACGCGGCCAGCTGCGATTTTTCAACGGCTTCCGCCCATGCCTGCGGCTCGGCGTCTTCAGACAGCAACCAGACGTAAGCAGACCAGTTCTGGCCGCCGTTATTCATCGCGGCGATCACCTGGCTTTTCAGCTCAGAATCATCCGCGCCCAACAGCACATCAAAATCCGTCTGCGTGTTGACCGGCAGCACCTTGCCGGTGTTTTTCTTTCCCTTACCAACAAAGAGCAGCGTGCGCTCAATGTCAGCCGTTTCGCCCTGAAGCTGGTTTAACTGATTAATCGTGACGTTTGGCCACATACCCTTCCCCTGATTTATTAAGCGTTAACGTCCCAGCCGTAGCCGATGGCCTGTAGCTGGCGCGCCAGCGCCTTATTGAAGTCTTCAGTACTCATGCCGACAAACGGACGCGCAGGCAGGTCAATCGACCAGGCTGTTTTGACCGGCCTGCCGCTTAGCTTGCGGATAAGCAGCCCCGCCTGCGCAAAACCCAGCGTTTCGGTAATTTCCTTAAACGGCGGCTTTCGCCAGCGCTTCCCCTTCTTCACCCTGTAGCCCAGCTTGCGCAGCCGTTTGGCCTGCTTCAGCGTGGCCATTTTTCCCGCCGGTGACGGTCTGCTGACGCTGCGCGCCCGGACGGTTGTTTTCATACCTTCCTGCTGCGCGTAGCCGATAACGCCCGCCGGGACGGGATTCTGCCCGTTGCGATAGCCGCCGCCCTGAAGGTAGAGGCGTACCGCCTCAATCTCCGGCATTTCCCGGATATGCAGCAGGTTCGGCAGGTTGCGCAGCATCTTGCCCCGGCGGCGCGTTTTACGGCCCTGCCACGGCGTCCCGTCCGGTGACTGCTGATTGCGCACGTTGCGCTTCGCCGCCGGTATCACGCCGTACTTAGCGAGACGCCAGATAAGCCGCTGCCGCTTTTTCTTTGGCAACTCCAGTTCGGCCAGCGCCTTGCGCAGTTCACGCAGCTGCGAGCGGTCAAGCTCTGCCCCGATAATCACTCCGCTACTCCCGGCACATCACCGCCCGGCGCGTAAACCAGTGCGCTCAGTGCCGTCCAGATTTCCGGGTCAGCCAGACGGTAACGCGCGCCCTGATAGGGAACTGGCCCGCTGTCATCCGGCACAATGACCAGTGATTCCGCCATTGGCACCGTTACCGTGACGATGGCGTTTTCTTCGTCAATCAGCTCAATGTCCCAGTCCGGATCGGCGCTGGTGATGCCAATCTGGCTGAACAGCTCACGCTCGGCGCTGTCCTCTGCCAGCCAGACCTCAATCAGCGCCATCAGCAGACGCGGATCGCACTCGCGAAACGGGAAGCGCTCCCACATCAGTTCCGCGTCGTAGCGGATGACGGAAAGCCTCACCTGCCCCAGCCCCAGCTCCTTAGCCGCCGGGACGGTTTTGAGACCGGTCATTTCACTGCTGAAGGACAGCATGGCGCGCGGCGGCACGCTGGATTTAATGAAACTGGTCAGCGAATCCAGCTGGCTTTGATAGCTCACTTCACCACCCTCACTGTTGCGCGCTTCAGCCCTTTAATCTGGCGAATCACCATCGCCGCTTCCGTCAGCAATCCCTTGCGCGTTTCTTCGCTCTCCTGTCCTGGATGCGAATCGCGGCGGCCAACTGACGCAAACTCACCTAACAGGTCAGCTTTTGCCCTGGCATACACCGCTTTTTTGTACTGCGCCGTCAGCTGGTTATTTCCGCCGAGGCTCACGCCCGGCACGTCAGCGGCGGTCTGATGTCCGGCCTGCCGGTGCCTGCTCTGCACACTGGCCAGCTGGCTGTTAACTTCGGCGGCGGCATTCAGCAGCGCTTCGCCCACCGTTCCGGCGTCAACGTCTGCCGGTATGCTGCGGCCCTGCTGAAAATCCGCCAGATTCATGTCTGGCCAGAAACCGTCGTTAACCAGCGGGCTGTCCTGAAACTCAATCGGCTTGCCACTGAACATAAAATTTTCCGTAAAAAGGTGGGCTGACCGGAATCCGCGGCGCATTACACTGCGTGTTCTGCCCTCATCCGCGCCCACCCGGCTTGCGGTAGTCGTTACGGGGTCTGGAGTGCGCGAATACGCGCCGCAATGGTTTTACGCATCGTGCCCACCCCGACCTTGCGATACTTCGCCTCGGCGGCCGCCAGCAGCCGATCAGCGCTCAACAACGTCTCAACGTTGTCAATCGCCGTCGCCCGCGCCTGTCCTGATTCGTCGCGCAGCATCAGCAGCCCGGCAAACTTGAACCATTTGGCGGTGATCTCTTCGTGCAGCCGCCAGCGCTGCGTCACGTTCTCAAACGTGCGTGAGAAATACGGCTCTAAGTCTTCACCCGCCTGGCTTGCCTGCTCCGCCCACGCCAGCATCTGATCGGCCACGAATGCCGGGAAACGGGTCTTAAAGTTGCCCGGCGTTTCCTGCCCCTGCTCAATCGCGATGTCTGCCCAGTCCAGCGCCTGATCGTAATCGCCCACGTCAAACAGCCAGATGATGCAGTACGCAAACACCGGGTTGGCGTAGGGCTTGCCCAGCTCCAGATAGCTCAAAACCGTTGGCATCCACTTCGGCAGCAACTCCGTGCGCTTCATTTCCACACGCTCGGCCACCATTTGCAGGTTGCGCAGGCGCTCAACGTCTGCGGTGATTTCCTGCACCTGCGTATGCAGGCTGTTAGCCGTGTTAACCGACTCAAGGCGCGCCAGCTGCTGCTGCATGGCCACGCGCTGGCTATGACGCTGTGCGGGTGAAAGGCTCATTTATCAGCCCTCAACCGGCTCGGTGACTTTGCCAATGGTCACGGCGTCTTCATCAATGGCCGCGTACAGCTCCGGCACCTCAACGGCGTAGCCTTCATTTCGCAGGTACTTGTTTTCGTACTGCTTACGGTCTTCAACAAACTCTGCCTTACGCTGGCGCGTGCCGCGCTGCGTGTAGATGTGCAGGTTAGAGAGCGGCGTCACCACCATGCGCTTGCCCGGCATAAACGGCGGGATAATGGCGGTGCGCCCGGCAATGGTGTTGCCCAGCATCTGCGCGGCGATTTTTTCCGTCGGCTTGTCGGCTTTCTGATACAGGCGGTACTGCTCTGCCGCGACGAGATCGGCACCAACAAGAATCACCAGACGCGGGTCATTGCGGAACTGCGCCGGGATTTTGGCGTTAATCAGATCGGAGGCCATTGCATCCAGAGAGTGATAATCACCGGCGTCGTCCAGCGAGACGGGGTCAGTGATAATCTGCTGGCCGCCTTCAAAGCCTTTCATGCGCGCATGCCAGCCAATGTTGACGTCTTCACCGTTCGGGTTTTCATCTGCATCAGTGGTTGCTGCAACCGTCTTGCCGTTGAAACCGATGCGCAGCATATCCAGCGCAAACGCCTGATTGGAAAACGTCTGAACCAGCTCGAAAAACTCGTTTTCGTCACCGGCGTTGGCCCACAGTGAGAGCAGATCCCAGCGCAGCGCGGCGCATGAATCGGTCTCGACCAGCTTGTATTCATTGCCGTCCACGCCGACACGCTTGATAAAACGTCCTTCGGCCACGCGCCCGGTGTGCAGTGCTGACGCGCCCACCGAAACGACCTGGCCACTCAGCTGGTCTACGTCCGCGACGGTGATCATGTCGAGAAACTCAACCGACTCCAGCAAGGCGGCGCGCAGGCTTGTTTCCTGCGGGTCAGTTAATTTGAATGCGCGTGACGGGTTACTGACACTGTAATGGCTCGCCAGACCGGAGGCGTAAGCGTCAATAAACTGGCTCGCACGTTGGTTTAATTGCATAAATCATCCTCTCGCAATTAAGCGAATTAATATTCCCCTGACAGGCGCGGAATTAAATAAATTTGAATTTGCGACCTTTTGGATTATCGCCGCGATGGTGCTTAGGCAACTGGGTGATTTTATTATCCAGCTTGCCAAAGTTTTTAATCACTGCGCCGATGTTGTCACGTAACGTGGCAAATTCCTGCGTATCCACAACATCCGCGATGGCTTCAACATCTTCCTGCGTTGACGCCAGTTGCGATTCAATGGCTGCAACGCGCGTTTCAATATTATTTAACGCTTCTGCCAGCGCCTGAAGTTTGTCATCTGCCAGCGGTTCATCCGTAGTGGTTTCTTCTTCGGCGAATTTCTTCGGCTTAATTCCAAACAGCTTCTGCCATTCTTTCATTTCTGTTTCCTGTTTAACTTTTCCGTCCCGGCCAAACTTATAGCGATAGCTGCCGGACTTAATATTTTTGCGCGTACTGAAGCGCATTCGTGTGGTGCCTACGCTCGCAGGTGAATCCGTTGCGCCCAGCCCCTCAAGATAGGAACGCCCCGTGCCGCGAAAGTCTCCGTCTTCAGTCAGTTCAACCGAGAAGTAAATAAGCTGATCGCGTTTGTTGGCTTCAATCAGGCTCAGGTTAGGAACGATTTTTGCGTACAGCCTTACCAGCCCGTCCTCTCCTTCCTGCCACATAACTTCTTTTACGCTGCCACCATTTCCGTAATCGCGTTCATGCTCCGGCCAAATAAGTGCAGCGTATAATTCAGGGTTATATGTTTCAGCAGCATCAATTAACCACTCTCGCCTTAATTCCCTGCGGTCTACCGTGTCCCCCTCGGTGGCAATACACAACCAGTCAGTGCTCAGCTGTGACATATATTTTTTCGCCCTCCGTAACAGCAGGGCCATTATTCACAAATAAAACGCCCTGCGCATCCAGCTAAATTCCAATACATTCGGATAACGTTAATTAGTCGAAGCCATGCGAATTGAAGCGGAATTTTTATTTTCATCACGGCGGCATAATGGCCACCAGACAAATAAACAAATGGAAAAGGACTGATGGCAAAATACAGTGAAGAATTACGCGGCGTTGCGCGCGCCCTGTATTTAAGGAGATACACGCCAAAGGAAATCGCCAGTGAATTAAATCTGCCAAACGCGCGGATTATTTACTATTGGGCTGAAAAAGAAGGCTGGGCCAACATGCTCAGCCATGAAAGTACGGAGGACGCGATTGAGCGCCGCATCCAGCTGCTGACCAAACGCGACGGCAAAACAGAGCTTGAGCTGAAAGAACTGGAACAGCTGATCGCGCACTCGGTGAAACTGCGCGCGCAGCAGAACAAGCACAAAGAGAAGATGGCCGCCGCACGTCCTGATACATCCGGCGACGGCGGAAACTATGCCAATAACGAAGGCAGCGACACGCCACGCGGCAAGCGCAAGTACAACAAAAACGATATTTCCGGGCTTAGCGCTGACGATCTCAACGTTTGGGCTGAAGAACATCTGTTTGGCTACCAGATGCATCTGCGTATCAACATTGGCCAGCAGGTGCGCAACATCCTTAAAAGCCGCCAGATAGGCGCGACCTGGTATTTTGCGTTTGAGGCGTTTGAAAATGCCGTGCTGACCGGCGATCCGCAGATTTTCTTATCCGCATCGCGCGCGCAGGCGGAGGTGTTCCGCTCGTACATCGTGAACATTGCCCAGGAATATTTCGGCATCACGCTGACCGGCAACCCTATCCGCCTGAGTAACGGCGCGGAGCTGCGTTTCCTTTCCACCAACAAAAATACCGCGCAGTCATACAGCGGCCACCTGTATTGCGACGAATATTTCTGGGTACCGAATTTCGCCAGGCTTAACGAAGTCGCATCGGCAATGGCCACGCACGACAAATGGCGCACCACCTACTTTTCCACGCCGTCTGCCAAAACGCATCAGGCCTACCCGTTCTGGACGGGCGAAGAATGGAAGCGCGGCAGCAAGAAGCGCGCCGCCGTTGAGTTTCCTACGTTCGATGCTATGCGCGACGGCGGCCGCCTGTGCGCGGATGGCCAGTGGCGCTACATCATCACGATGGAAGACGCGATTGCCGGTGGCTTCAATCTGGCCAGCATTGAAAAGCTGCGCAACCGCTACAGCAAAGACACCTTTAACATGCTCTATATGTGCGTGTTCGTGGACAGCAAAGACGCGGTGTTTAGCTTTTCCGACCTGGAGAAGTGCGCCACTGATGTGGCGCTCTGGCAGGATCACGACCCGAAAGCGCGCCGTCCGTTTGGCGAACGTCCGGTATGGGGTGGCTACGACCCGGCACGCTCCGGCGACCTCTCTACGTTTGTGATTCTGGCGCCGCCGGTGCTGGCCGGTGAGAAATTCCGCGTGCTGGCCATCATTAACTGGCGCGGCATGAACTTTCGCCATCAGGCCAGCGAAATTAAAAAGCTGTTTAGCCGCTACAACTTCACTTATCTCGGCGTTGACGTGACCGGCATTGGCCAGGGTGTTTATGACAACATCCATCCCTTTGCCATGCGCGTGCTGAAACCCATTCGCTACGACCTGAACACTAAGAACCGGCTTGTTTTGAAAGCGGCGGACGTGATCGAAAGCGGCCGCATTGAGTGGGATGCGGAGCTGAAAGAGGTCGCTGCCTCGTTTATGTCCATACGGCGCGCCGTGACGAAAGCAGGCGGCGCGGTGACCTTTGTTGCGGACCGCACAGCGGAAACCGGCCACGCAGAGGCAGCCTGGGCGATTATGCACGGATTAGACAACGAGCCGCTTAACTACGAACACAAACCAACATCCAAATGGAAGTTTCAGAAGACAGCATGAAAAAACGATACAAGCAACGCGCCAGCGGCGCACAGCAGGAAGCAGGCAAACGCAAAATGTCGGTGCTGCGCTTCGGCAAACCCGAACCCGTGCTTACCACAGGCACCGATTACCGCGACGTGTGGTACGACAACGATTATGACCACTACAGCCTGCCGATTGACCGGCTGGCGCTGGCGCAGCTGATTAACCTCAATGGCCAGCACGGCGGCATCCTTCACGCACGCAAAAACATGGTGCTGTCAAATTACCTCGGCGGCGGCCTGTCGCATGACAACCTTGAAGCCGGTGCAATGGATTTTCTGACGTTCGGGGATCTGGCCATCGTGAAAATTCGTAACGGCTGGGGTGACGTGATCGCACTTGAACCCATGCCGGGCCTTTACATGCGCCGCCGTCGCAGCGGGGAATTTGTGGTTTTACAGCAGGGTGAACCGCTGGTTTACGACGAAGAGGACGTGATTTTTATCAAGATGTATGACCCGCAGCAGCAAATTTACGGCCTGCCGGACTACATCGGCGGCATTCACTCCGCCCTGCTTAACAGCGAAGCAGTGATTTTCCGCCGTCGCTACTACCACAACGGCGCGCACACCGGCGGAATTCTCTACACGACTGACCCGAACATGACCGACGAGGTTGAGGAAGAGATTGAGGCGCAGCTGGCCAACAGCAAAGGGATCGGTAACTTCAGTACTATTCTGGTGAATATTCCCGGCGGCGATAAGGAAGGCGTGCAGTTCATCCAGATGGGTGACATTGGCGCGAAGGATGAATTTGCCAACGTGAAAAACATTAGTGCGCAGGACGTTCTGAACGCTCACCGCTTCCCTGCGGGACTGGCTGGCATCATTCCCCAAAACGCTGGCGGTCTGGGCGACCCGGAGAAGATTGAAGCAACCTACAAGAAAAACGAAGTGTTGCCGTTACAGCGTCGGCTCATGAGTGCGGTCAATGGTGATCCGGACGTGCCGGAACACCTTTACCTAAAATTTGGCCAAGAATCAACGAACAAGGATGCGGTGTAATGCTAAAACGTATAAAATCCAGGCATAACTTCCATGCCGGAGCCGCAAAAATGCGCGTGTTAAAAATTGAGTGTCCAGAGTGCGGTTCAAAAGCGGTTATCCGTAAAACCAACCGAAAACACAAAGAGCTGGCGGATATCTATTGCAGTTGTTCAGACGTTGAGTGCGGTCATACATTTGTTATGAATTTGACCTTTTCGCACACCCTTAGCCCTAGCGCCAAAAAAGGTGATTTACTGCTACAACAAGTCATCTCTTCAATGTCACCACTTCAAAAGCAGATCGCTTTAGAATTACTGCAAACGAACACTGCTGCCTGATTTACGGCCCCGCTGAGGGGCTGTTTGATTCACGAATCTTAGCCTTAACCTCATCTGCCATGTTTGTAGCTAGCTCTGCAATCCACATCCCTGCCATCTCTTTATCCTCCTCACTATACAAATCATTTACTAAGGTTCTAGTAAGTAATTCAATACGTTGTAAATGGACCGCTACCGCAAGAAAATCCTTCATTCATCCTCCCTCACGCAAAACACTGGTTATGCGTACAGTATAGCAATCGTAATAAAATATGAACCTTTTTTTTGGGATTCATCCGCTATAAAACTCCTGCAAATACTTACCATTAGCCTGGCGACCAACCAGGCCAGCATTCATATTCGTGGGTATCAATAACGTCAATTAGCCGCTCCGCTTGATATTTCACTGTGCCATAACCTCTAAACGAGATGCCGTTGCCCTTAAGCAGCAGTGAAATTTCCTCATTGCTACCCTCAAACCCTCTCGCTTTTAGTTCCAGCTCTAACCGTCGGCGCTGCGGCCCCGTACAGTTATTGACAGAACTCCAAGGGGCGGCGATGCCGCCAGAAAAACCAGCCTCCGCTGGCGCTTCGGCCAATTTAGCGACCTTTTCCCACTTAACCAGACGCGTATAAAATTCAGAATTAGGCACGCGAGGAGAATAGATACCGCTAACGCGTTGTACGTCCTCAGCGTATTCATTACCCATTTCAGTGAGTTCATAGCAAAGACGAATTAGCAAATCCTCGCGAGCGACCAGCGGCCCACCCTGAAGCATGGTGTAAGACGCCCAGCAGCTTGCAACGGATGCCGCAGCCAGTGCCGCATCCATTTTTGTGTCGGGAAGCCTTGTTTCCCCGAGCCGACGCAGTTCACGCCAGACAGTGACCGGCGCACCGCCAATTTGCTGGAACTGACGAATGCGCCAGCGTGAAGCCCACGCAGAAACGGCTTTTGCCATTTCACGCATGTTTTCGCCGGTCTCATCGTCTTTCTCGCCTTCCAGCGCAAAGCCGTCGATATTTTTTGAGATGTATTTAGCGATATAGCCTGTAGCACTGCCTTTTTCGGGATCAATGGCTTCAACGTGGAAGCGCGCTTTACGCGATTCGTCTGTGTTCATCTCGTGCGCATCTTCTTCGCGAGCGTAACGCGCCATGATGTCGCACACCCGCTGGACGTTTTCAGGCAGCATAAACAGCAGCATGTGCCAGTGTGGCGTCCCATCATGGTGCGGTTCTACAACACGGAAGCCAAAAACGTGAATGCCTTCACGGGACAGTGCAGCGCGGATTTTTGACCAGACTTTGCAGAGGTAACGCTGGGTGTCTTTCGGGCTTGAGCCATTCCATTGCGTGACAAAGCCACCTTTGCTGTAAACCGCATGAAACTTGGATGGCGCAGTCATTGTAAAAAACTGCCCTACGCAGCCTGTTTCCTCTGCCACATCCTCAAAGCCGCGCATTCGGGTCATCAGCTCCCGGCGGCGTATCGCGGGATTGGCATTACTCCGGCTGACCATTTCATCCAGCGCGATGCGATCACCGGTTTCTTTATTTATCAGGTCGTGGCGCTTGAAAAATTCTCGGTTTCTTTTCTTCTGCTCAACCCATTCCGCCAGCGTACCGCGCGAGACGTAAGCGGAGGCTGCTTTCTGCACTTGCCCCACTGCGATGGCCATGTGTTCACGTTGCAGATCGCGCATTTGCTTCAGTCTGCCCCGCCACCATTCTGGTGCCATCATGCGAAGCAGGCCAGACTGCGCTTTACGCATTTCAAGCACGCATTTACCGGACTGATATTCAGTCCAGTAAGGCGGGATAGTGCCGGTTAATGCGGATAGATTAGCGATAAAGCGATAGGCAATCAGCATGATTGCCGCTTCTTCGGTATCGTCTGGCAGGGAAATGGCGGAGGTAAAATCAGCCAGGCTTTGCGCCATAAACACGCCAACCTTATAGGCAAGATCGCGGATGCTCTGCCTGTCCAGCGTGGCCAGTTTTTCCAGCTGCTTAATGAACGGTAGTTCATGCGCAGCGGTGGCCGGAAGGCTGTAGCGATTTTTGACAAGTTGCAGGCGTGGCAATACGTTCTGGCCAATAGTTTTACGCAGAAACGCATTGGCACGACGACGACCTTCATTACCTGCCAGCAATTTTTGGTAGCGGTCACCAAAATAGCCAGCCAGATAGTCTGGCATGTCATGCAGGTACTGGCTGCGCCAGTTATGGTCTTCGGGGTTTGCATTCCAGAGACGACGCTCTGAAAGGGACATGTCAGCCGGTGCAGACATGCCAAAAAAATCACGCCGCTGTTGATTGACGGCGTGATATTCACCTTGCAGCAGATCAGCACAGTGCTCAGACATTCTTAGCCTGTAACCGATTCAGTTCATCAAGGGCGATTTGTGCCAGTTCAGCAATGCGACGGGTTTCACTGACATAGCTGACAATGGTATTCATCTGGCCGCGCAGCACCTGACGCCCAACGTTGTCAGAGACCAGATCGCGCACCAGTAACACCTGGCTGGCGTAAATTGCCATCGTCAGCGGCTGTTGCTCACGACGGCCATCAATCATTACCCAGCCCAGCTTTTCCAGTACAAGCTGATACTCTTTGCCCGGTTTTACTGGCGTAATTGCACGCACGGAGTAAACCCCGTCAATCTGCACTCTCATAATGCGTAACCGAAATACAGGTAGTTGCGCGCATCGCTGGGATTTACCGCCTTAATGGACAGAACAACCCAATTACCGCCATCAGGTATCACGTCAGACACCGGCAAAATATGAGTGATCACCGCTGCCCACTCGCGCCCGGTGTAACTGCCTTGTGCATATTCAACCAGCGAAAGCACATCACCGACTTTATAGGCGCGATCGTTGTTGCTTAGCTCAGCTTTTTTAGTGCCATCTAACACGGCATTGAAATACGGCGGGGCAATTTTGATGTGATGTTCTTTCACTGCCACAGCGCACCGCCTTTGCTGTCGATGGCTTCAGCTTCCTGGCGGATTAGTTCAACAATCTCAGCAGCGGATAGCCCTTTATTTGCCGCATGAGTCGCCAGACGATCAAGACGGCCAGACAGTTTCGTGGCCACATCCTTACCACCTTCAATCCGCGCCTCAGTGCAAAGCTCCTGCATCAGCTCCACACTGTCGGCCGATTTATTTGGTAAGTCCTCACGGGTCATTTTCATCATGTTTCTCCATTTCAAGACGCACGAATCCCCGGCCACCTGAGTGGAAGCCGCAAAATCGTGCGTTTTGAGGTTTAGTGGTGAAGGAAAGAAGCTTTCAGTAATACAGAGCGGAAACCGCTTTTCTGTGACTGTGATTTGTTAGGCGCTGGTAACTGATGAAGCTCAAACGTGTTGCTCCACCATGAACGAATCAACGCAACCACTGGCGAGGCGCTGACAAAACCCGCAGCAAAATACAATGCGCGAATCGCGCTTAATGCTTCTATTTGCGCCACCTTATTTTCGGCTTCGCGATAAGCACGACACCAGAATGCAGCGCATGCTGACAGCCATTGAATTGAATCCTGAAGCTGGATCGTGTCGTTGAAAATGAAAGTACGAAGCGCAACCGACTTACCATCGTCATCACACTTTTCGATAAAGAAATTAGCGTATTCAGCACTTATGCCCCAGTCGCGAAAATCTGCCAGCAGTCCTTTCTTTTCTACAGCAATGGTATTCATGCAAGCTCCTTAATTGGCACGATTGGCCACTTGATCGCGCAGCTGCTGCCGCGCCTGAATTAGTTCATGTGCAGGCGTACCCGGCACCGTTGGAACCGAACGCGCACAGCGAAGCACAGACGGCGAAGGTTGCTTCTCTTTCTGAAATGCCATTGACCCCAACCCTTTAAACATTTCGACCATGCATTTAAGACGTTGCAGACCGCGCTTAATCTGATGCAGCTCGCGATCTGAAAATTGCCCCCACGAATAACGACAGTGGTGCGCCTTAAGACCAGACGCATGCAATATGACGCCGCGCTGATGTTCGCTTAGCCGCTCCCAGATTTTGTGCGCCTGCGTGGTATGGCCAGAAACCATCTGACGGAGAATGGCCACCCAGCGCTCATCGCTTGCTTTCAATTTTCTCTCCCCGATTTCTGGTAGTTAAACCCGGATTCCATCTGCAGCCATTTGGCAGTTGAATCCAGCCATGTCCAAAACTTGGTAACTGAGGGGGCTTAGCCTGATTTTTCAGATAACGCACAAAACAAATCATGAACACCTCGCATTAGTACCGGCTTATATCCATGTCCGGCGCATGGTAATCTGGAGTCTCTACACAGCCAGAAATAAGGAAATTCAATGAGTAATAAACAAGTCCCGATTATCATCCCCGCAGAACTTGAATACGTTTTACATAATCATTTGGCCTGCCTTCGCTTCCATTACCACCTGAAAGATCAGGCTCCGCTGCCTACGGCTGGGGAATTATTTACCGGTCTGACTGTTGAACAGGCAAAGGACACAATTGAGTTCCTTCAGATGTATATCGAGCGCGAAACGCTTGCGCAGGGGCTACCTCAGCAGGATCAATTCCCTCACTAAGCAACTCACCATTTTTTAGATATCCACGGCGAAACGCATGAAAATCTGTTTCGCCGCTTTCATTTACTTCTTTCATATTCACCTCACGCAACGATGCCTGGCATTGAGGCGCTGACCACATCAACAGCAGCGGCCAGTACCGGCATGGTTTGGAAACGACTTTCAACGGAATAGACGAGTAAAGACAGACTGCGAATTGCATCGCTTGCTTTGTCCAGAATCTGATTGCGGCGCGCAACGGTCATCTTCTCCGTTGAAACCGCTTCCCCAGCGATAGCCCCAACACTGGCAACAGCCGTTAATGCGCAAAACTGCATGTTTTCAGGCTTAGCGTTATTTACCGGCACTGATGGCTGGCAGTTAATCTGGCGCAGCATGCCGTCCAAAATCGTGGGGTCTTCGGTGTGATCGATAATGGCCAACAGCTCAATGAGATTCAGCTGATGCACCTGATCAGGATTCAATTTGTTGCGTAAAGTTGCAGGCTGCATTCCAACAGCTTTGGCGACATCGGTGATGTTGTGCGCCAAAGAGAACGCGCGGCAAGAATCATCCAGATAGTTGCGTACAGAAACCTTGTAATCGTACATGTTTCGCACATTCCTTATTGGTAACTTTAGCTACTAAGTTCTCGGTTGGGTTCAAGAAGGTTCACGGCCAACAATTATTTGAAAACGATTGTGACCCAGTGCCTGACGAGTTTGACGCTCAATAAACTTTAAGTAATGGATTGATGTACGCCCGTTCTTATGGGCTTTCTTATCCTGCGAGAGAATCCCTTTCTCGCACCAAGAGCGCACCGTTCGTACCTTTACACCTTGAAGCTCGCTGAACTCCTTAGGCGTTACCTTAGCCTTGGGGATATAAATTGAAATCGAAGCAGCCATAAGGCATAGTCTCCCGTTGAGTATTCATGAGTTAACACGTCGTAACACCCAGTTCGCAGCTGGGATACGCAGAAGATAGGATCACTACTGGGAAATGTCAACCAAAACGTTCGCACATGGGATAACCCTGACGCCCACTGAAGGTGGTAGGGATGCTATAGAAAGGATTTGTGAGGCCTACGGCTACACAACGAGGCAACAGCTTGCTGATCACATGGGGGTCTCAAAAGGTGGAATTGGTAATCGCTGGATGAGAGACACATTCCCTTATGATTGGGTTATTGTTTGCGCAGCAGAAACTAAGGCTTCGCTGGCTTGGCTAATGACTGGAGAAGGCCCAGCGTTCGATGCTAAAGAATCCGACGTTATTAGTGTGAATAATATAAAACTAATAAATGGAGTTATTCATCAGGCCAGCTATAACCTATTCGATTTATCTTTTTTAAGAAGTGATTTAAAAAAACCACTTCAGTTAATTGACGGTGGTTCGCGCTATATCTTGGAAACATCATTTACCGACATTAATGATGGATTATGGCTGGTTGAAATAGATGGCACATGCAGCTTGAAGAAAATATCAAAAATCCCAAGTAAAAAAATTAAAGTTAGCGATGAGCAAGTATCATTTGAATGTTCCGTTGATGATATCAAGCCAATTGGCCGCGTCACCATGACTGTTAATAATATTTAAGGCTGGATTGTGGCTATCCGAAAACTGGAAACCGGGAAATGGATTTGTGAATGCTACCCAAATGGTCGCACTGGCAAACGCATTCGACGCCAGTTCTCAACCAAAGGTGAGGCAGTTGCTTTTGAAAAGCATACAATGGAAGAGGCTGAAGCCAAACCTTGGCTTGGTGAGAAGGAAGATAATCGCAAACTAAGTGAGCTGATTGAACTCTGGCAATCAGTTCATGGTGTGACATTGACCGATGCTAGCAATACTGAACACAGACTAAAATTAATTTGTGAGTCACTGGGCGATCCAATAGCTTCTACTATCACGAGCGAAGATATTGCAGATCACCGTAAGCGAAGGCTTAGCGGTGAAGTGTTCCGTAAAGTTAAAAACCGGTATTTACGACCAGCTTCTACAACAACTGTAAATCTGGAATGTACCCGCCTGCATGGCATGTTTAGCCGATTAAAAAAACTTAAATATATAAAATACCCTAATCCTCTTGAAGATATTGAAGCTTTTAAGGTTAAACAAAAAGAACTTAGCTTCCTACGCACTGAAGAAATTCATCGTTTAATTCAGGCTTGTCACGATTATGGAAATCATGACCTTTTAACTGTCATTAGAATATGTTTGAGCACTGGCTGCCGCTGGAACGAAGCGGCGCAGCTAAAAGGCTCTCAGGTCATTCCAAATAAGATTTCATTTACTAATACAAAAAGCGGGAAGAATAGAACCGTCCCTATATCTAAATCGCTATATGACAGCATCCCAAAAAAGCAGGGTCTGCTTTTCGGTAAGGTTTATAAGCGTTTCAAAACCGTATTGAAAATGGCAGCTATTGAATTACCAAAGCACCAGAACACGCATGTGCTCCGCCATACCTTTGCTAGCCACTTCATGATGAATGGGGGCAACATTCTTGTGCTGAAAGAAATACTTGGGCATTCAGAGATCAACATGACAATGGTATATGCCCACTTTGCGCCCAATCACCTTGAAGACGCTATTGTTAAGAACCCATTTTCCACGGCTGGCCTGGAGAAATGCAGTGGCGACGAAATGGCGACAGAAACTGTCAACTCACCGCAATCAAGCGTAGACACAGAACAGCTAACTGCTTGA